TGGTATCAGAGCCATAAGTAAAAGATTTTAGGATCATGAATAAAGAAAGATCTTCTGATCTATCTGAAAAAGAAGAAAATGTCTTCTCATTTTCTACTGAAAATTCTACAGGTTTTTCTGCAGAATTAATTATTTCTAATAAACAATTAGAAGAAAGAATTTCTAAAGCAACTTTAGATTTAAAAATTGAAAGTGTTTTTAACTTGCAACCTTCCTTGGTACAAGCTATGCGTAATGCTTTTAGAAGAAAAAATACAATCATGTATTGTGTTTCCACAAAAGAAATTTCTATAGATATTAGTGAAGCTATAGGAAATGTTTATTTGCCTTTGATTACTAATGAAGAAATTCAAAGCAAATTGCAAAAGATGAAGCCAAAAGAGAGAAATACTATTTCTACTCTTCACATTGGAGCCATCAAGATTCTGCTCAAAGCGCAGTTCAGAAACGGAATCAACACACCAGTCAAAATGGCATTGCTTGACAACCGTATCAATAACCGAGAAGAGGCTCTTCTAGGTGCAGCTAAAGGTAATTTAGCTTATGGTAAATTTATGTTTACCGCTTATCCAAAATTTGGTGTTAATATTTTTACAAAGAATTTAAACCAAGTTTTAAGTCTTATCCATGAATTCTCTTATAAAGATTTTATGAATAAAGGAGATAAAATCATGTCTGTTACTTATTTAGTAGGATATGCGTTATCAAATAGTCATCACTCGATTGACTATCAATCTAGCAAAACCATAGAGCTAGAAGATGTTTTTCAAGAAATTGGAAATGTAAATCAATCTAGTTTTTGCACTCTTGAAAACGATGATTGTGAATGGGCTATAGATATAGCTAAAAACAAAGAACCTTTAGGAAAGCCTAAAAGAACTTTAGTTAAGAATAATCTGCTTAGTGTAGGTTCTTCTAGCAGTAGCAAAAATTCGTCCTCCGAATTAGCTATGCTTGTTGAGAATGTCAATCATTTAAAAGATGCCATTCAAAAAATTACTGATTAAGTAAGATGTCTATCACTAGTAAATCACATATTTACAAGAAAGGCACAACTATCATCCCGTTAAAAAATCTAGCGATTAATACGGATGGAAAGAAATACGTTTTTAATTCCTTAAAACCGAATATACAAAGCGTAGTCAACCACTGCAACAACTTAAATGAAGTTTGCGGTAGAATTCTCTTAGGAATTTGGAAATTATGTTCTTACTTTGGACTCTCCAAAGATCCATCAGAACCACATTCCAAAAACCCTTCGGTTTACGATCATGCCAAAACCATTTTTAAGAGTGGGGGAGTTGATCATAGTGTCATTCTTAGAGAAATTAAATCTCTAATTGAAACACAACAAACCAAAAACAAAAATTTGGAAAATAAAATTGACAACTTAGAAAAGTCAATCAAAGATCTTAGCCATAAGATAGAACCAGAACCCTTAACCCATGAAAAGATTAAGGATTTCTCTAATGCTTTAAAAGCCATAGACGATAAGTTGAAAAATGTCATAGGAGAATGACAACAACCAATCTCAAAGAAATTCACGATCTGATCATTCAGGTTCTTGAAGAAATAAAATCCCTAAAAAAGGATATCAATGATTACTCAAAGGATTCAAACAATGAAGCCATTGCAGCGAAAATCATTACCGATATTGCAGAACAAATTAAAAAATGTCCCTGTAATAAAGAAATCTTAGACGTCTTAAAAAACTCTAAAGATAAACAGGTTATCCCTCATCAAGGAAAACCAGATACCAGTTCTGATAAACCTTCCAGTTTACAGAAATATTCTTATCCCAATTTTCGTGTCGGAAACGAAGAATTAGGAGAAAGCAAAAATCCAGATAGCCTCAGGTGGCCTGAAGGATTTCAAAAGAAATGAGTTTTTACGAACTTATTGATAAACAGTTTTGGGAAACTCTCGAAACTCAAAGTGAGCTTGACGAAAGGCTTAACACTTTAAGTCGACTTGTCAATCAAGGTGAGCAAGCAACCAACGAAGAATTACAAGGTAACGAAACTCTTAGAAGCTTTCTAAATCTTGATAATATCTGTGAAAGGTTCGAAACCTTAAATGTTATAGAAGAGTCCTCAGAAGATTCATCTATTGATAACAATGACCCAGTTGATTATTCTGATAGTTCATCTGAAGAAGAAGAACAGAATACCAACAAACGATTCTTCATGGAAAAAGGAGAAGGATCACAAAACAAAAAGGATAAAGACCCAAAAGTTGAATATCCAAATGTTGAAAATCTTCAAAGCGAAGATAACAGAAGAACTCCTTTTAACAACAACAAAAGGAAGTCTCCAGAACAAGCCAGGTACCCCGTCAAACCTAAATTTGAGGTTGTATCTAGAACTTTAGGATTTCTTGATATTGATTGTCAGGATCACGAAGTTAGAAAAAAGAACATTGACGCTTGGGCCTCTGAGCTTAGTTTAATTGTTCAGACAAATCCAGATGCATATGATAATGCAGATGCAGTAATTCTCTTAGCAGAACATAAAGCCTTAGGCAACGCTAAAGAATTAATCAAAGGTACTTATTGGAACAAGGATAATCCTCCAATGTACATGTTAAATCAAATCTTTGATTCATTATACTCTATGTTCTTAGGACTAGATTATACTGATGCTATTTCTAAACTTTTAGAAACAAATAAGCAAAAAGAAAATGCTAGAATAAGATTAGCCAATCTTAAACTTTGCAATATATGTAGCATTGATGAATTCAACTGTGCATATGAAGAAGAATTCTTTAAGCTAAATCAAAATGAATATCCGAAATACATTTCTGATTATCTTTTGAAAATCCCAGTTGTAGGATTAGCAGCTAAAGAAAAGTTTGACAAAACTACAGGCACACTTGCTTATAGTATTGGTCATGCTGAAAAACTTGTTAGAGAAGAAATTACAAAAATTTGTGAGCTATCTCAACAACAGAAAAAGCTAAAGAAAATTAGCAAAAAATGTTGCAATAAAATTGCAAATAAATCTACTGACATAGGTTGTTATACGACAAAATCGTATAAAAAGAAGAAAAAGAAAAAATTCAAGAAATATGTTTTTTCTAAAAGAAAAAGAAAGAAATTCCGTCCAGGAAAATACTTTCAGAAGAAGAAATTTCCAACTTCAGGCGAAGGTAAGAAACCTTGTCCAAAAGGAAAAACTAACTGCAGGTGTTGGATCTGCAATGTTGAAGGTCACTATGCAAACAAGTGTCCTAACAAACAAAAATACGGCGAGAAGGTAAAAATTCTCAGGAAAGCCGATCTTCAAGACCTCGAGCCTATTGAAGATATTTTTGAAGAATCCCTCGATGTCTACATCGCAGAGATCATTGAGTTCGACCCAGATCTATCCTATCAGGAAAGCTCTGATGAATCGAGTGAAGAATCTGATTAATAACCAGATTTATTCAGGAGATGTGACTAACATCACAAATCCACATTCAATTTATATCAAAGGAAGATTAAAATTTCCAGGATATAAAATTATGAACTTGGACTGTTTTGTAGATACAGGTGCAAGTATATGCTTATGCTCCAAATACGTCATCCCAGAAGAACATTGGAAAGACGCAGAAAGAAGCATCAAGGTAAAAATTGCTGATGACTCAGTAATAGAAATCAACAAGGTATGTGAAAACCTTAATATGTATATTGCAGGAGAATGTTTTCATATTCCCCGAGTATTCATGCAAGAATCAGGTATTGATTTTATTCTTGGTAATAATTTTTGTCAAAATTATGAACCTTTAAAACAATACACGGATAGAATAATTCTCACCTTAGAAAATAGGGAGATAATTATTGGAAAAATTAGACGCGCTCATAGAGTTGGCGTACCAGGTTTTTTAGAATCTCTTAAAAAGAAATCTAAATTAACCATGCAAAAAGGAACCAATATCGCTCCTAGTAAAACTTCTTTTGATAAGAGGGGGGAGTTAGGTTACACTTTAGGTCTTAAAAAACTTTTCGAAGAAGACTTAAAAAAGAAAAGCATAATTGAAAAATTGCTTGATCAAGTTTGTTCTGAAAATCCTTTAGATCCTCTTAAAACTAAGAAATGGATGAAGGCTAGTATCAAACTAATTGATCCTAAGACAGTTGTAAAGGTTAAACCCATGAGATACAACCCTCAGGATGTAGAAGAATTTGCTAAGCAAATTAAGGAATTACTTGAATTAAAAATCATTATTCCTAGCAAAAGTCCTCACCAGTCTCCAGCCTTTCTCGTAGAAAATGAAGCAGAAAGAAGACGTGGTAAGAAAAGGATGGTCGTTAACTATAAAGCTATTAACACAGCTACAATAGGTGACGCACACAATCTTCCTAACAAGGATGAGCTTTTAACTCTAATTAGAGGCAAAAGTATATTTAGCAGCTTTGATTGTAAATCAGGTTTCTGGCAGGTACTGCTCGACGAAGATTCACAGCTATTAACTGCTTTCACTTGTCCTCAAGGACATTATCAATGGATTGTTGTACCCTTCGGGTTAAAACAAGCTCCATCTATCTTTCAAAGACACATGAACAATGCGTTCAGAGACTTTGCAAGTTATTGTTGTGTTTACGTAGATGATATTCTCGTATTCTCTAACAACATCAAAGATCACTATGCTCATGTAGCACAGGTGCTCAGAAAATGTGCAGAATTAGGGATCATACTCTCTAAAAAGAAAGCACAACTATTCAAGTGCAGAATTAACTTTCTTGGCCTTGATATTGACGAAGGGACTCACCGTCCTCAGAATCATATTCTCGAACATATTCATAAGTTCCCAAATAAAATTGAAGACAAAAAACAGCTTCAAAGATTTCTTGGTATTTTAACTTATGCCAGTGATTATATTCCTCAATTAGCATCTATGCGTGCTCCTTTGCAGGAAAAGCTCAAAGAAGATGTTCCATGGAATTGGAAGCATTCTGACACTGAGTATGTTGAAGAAATCAAGAAAAGTCTCACAGACTTTCCTAAGCTACATCATCCAGCAACTGATGAAAAGCTTATTATCGAATGTGATGCATCCGGTAAATATTGGGGTGGTATTCTTAAAGCAATACACCAATCTGAAGAACGTATCTGCAGGTATACCTCAGGTAGTTTTAAAAAGGCAGAATTAAATTATCATTCTAATGAAAAAGAAATTCTTGCAGTTATCAGAGTTATCGCTAAGTTCACTATTTATCTAACTCCTCTTGAGTTTCTGATAAGAACAGATAACAAGAACTTTACCTTTTTTATGAACACCAATGTGAAAGGTGATTATAAACAGGGAAGACTTGTCAGGTGGCAACAATGGCTATCCAGATACAGTTTCAAGGTTGAGCACATTACAGGTGTAAAGAACATTTTTGCTGATTTCCTCACCAGAGAATTTCAAAGCAAAAATTCAATTGAGTTATGAGATCTGATTCAAATCCGATTTCCTCTCTATAAAAAGCCCGAGAGCTTAATAGAAAAAACTCACTCCCAACTTTCAAATTGCCTTCTCTACAAGGATCCTTTTGAAAGAACCCTTCCTCTTATTTCATTCTGAAATGGAGAATCTCGCAGAAATCTACAGCCAGTTAGAACAGGCAGAAAAGATTCAGAGAACAATGTTCCAACAGCTTTCACAAAATGCTACAACCATTTTTGATAAAGCCAGAGTAGGAATCCCCTACGATCCAGTCTCAGACCCAGAGACAGCCAGTCTCCTTAGAGACATCAGATTGATCTCCCAAAAGATCGATGATCTGACACTACTGCGCACAGCGGTAGAAAAGGTTAATTCTGAACCTTGCACTGAGAAATCACTGCAATCAGAATCTAGTCCAGAGCAAACGGCTACTGGTAAAGACACATCAAATCCGTTAAAGGATAGTAGCTTTCCAAAAGCTATGCCTGAGGTACAGACCTCATCAAAGTTGGTTAAGCCTTCAGACTTCAGTCTTAGGCCCAACGGTTTCATGGGTAATCCAATGCCCAAAAATCTAGTGTCAAAACTAGTTGATTCGCAAGAATCAGTACAGGGAATTCCAATCCCCTACGTTTTTAAGGATTATTATGTTGTTTTTAATGGTCCTCTTCCAGGTATCTATACCAATTGGCCTGCAGCACAGCAAGCTACGAAGAATGTTTCGAATGTTCTACACAAGAAATACAAAGGCTTCATAGAAGCAAGAACGGCGGCAGATTTATACTGCAAAAATCATGGGTTAGAACCTCTCAAGTTCTATTCTGAAGAAGCTACTCTTCAACCCAAGCAGCCTAAAAGAAAAGTTCCATCCGGCGAACTACCCAGCTCTTCTCTCAAAGAAGCTGATACACCAGATGTAAACATTGTCATGGAAGACTTCATGAATGTCTACAAGGCTGCAAGAGCTCATAAAGATGAACGATTCTTCATCGACCACTTCTTCACCACCGAGAAGAAAAATCTAAGCTTTTACAATTTCTGTGAATGTTCAGATCCTGAGATCGTAAAAGATGCCTATCTTTGTGGATTGATCAAAACAATCTACCCAGGTCCTAATCTCTTGGAGATTTCTCTCCTTCCTAAAGAGATAAGAAGAAATGTCAAGCATTTCAGACGAAAGTGCATTAAAGATCCAAGTAAGAAAATTTACTTGAAATTCTCCAGCACTATTCCCAGATGGGGAAAAGAAGGTGAACAGGTTTACTGGCCACATCACCATATAACTATGGGTGTTCGTTCCGAAGAAGAACAATACCAGCCTTCCAGACAAATGGAAGCCACACTTGAGGTTCAAGACCTTGAAGAACTAGCTGTTCAAAAAATTCAACAGTTCATCGAAAAGATGTTTGAATTCAGCAAGGAAGATAAGACTTTTGTCAATCTTATCTGGAATAGGGTTTTGATAACTTCAAAATCTTTCAAACCACTCAGCACAAGCCATGTGGAATTGATTCTTCTTTTTCAAAAGAGGTTAAAGAATCATTATGACTTTGGACCCCACCATCCACTCATATGCAAAAGCATAGAGAAAAAGTCAGTGGAATACAGCTGCCTCAACTGTAGCAAAGGCAAAAGGCCAAAGAAAGACGGACACGTAGAAGATTCTGCGACAACGTCGTCATCATCCAGCTAATGTAGTTAGTGGTTGATTCGTCAGCAATGACGTAAAACATTTGTATCGATCCTCACTCCTTATCTATAAAAGGATGAGTTATTTTTCTTGGAAGGACATCTCGAAACTAGCAGTCCTCTCCTTTCAAAAAATTTATCTTTTTAAGTTTTTAGTCATGAAGTGTGAGTAGTCCCCATAGAGGGAAGTAGTAGAAGGAATACCTTTGGGTTTCCATAGGCATTCTTCCATATGTATTTAATAATATGTTTCTGAAATAAAAGAAGTGTTTATCAAAATACGTTGTTCAATCATTGATCTATATCTCTTGCAAATCCTGGAGCTCGTTGTGTCCGATTAGTACCGCTAGGCAGGAGGCCGTTAGGGAAGCTGGACAGTAGAGTTGGAACGCGGTGGAGAAAAAGATCTCGATACGAACATTGAAGGTATTTTCGATTTCATTAGCTCTTATATTCACAGTATTATTGATGAAGGAAGACCCTGCTCTGGAAATACAGGTATCCCATATACTACTATCCTCTTGTTCAAAAATTTTGATAAAAATTTTACAAAAATATAAACGTATGCTTTCAGTATACACTTTTCCGCAGGTTTTTAGTAACCAACCCGCAATT